AATCGTTCAAAACAAATTAATGAACTATATTTTTATATATGGAAACTATAAATCTGTCGCAAGAATCACTTGACGAACAGTTAACTCCGTTAGCTCAAACCCAAGCTTCCGCTGGATTCCGAGTATTGCGCGAAGGCAAGCAGCCTACTGCACGTACCCCTCTTTACAAAGACGATAGTGAAGAAGAAGTATTTGCAAACTGGTTTGATGTTTTAGCCCGATACGAGGAGGATGAAGTTCTTAGACCTCTCGTTACTTACGATAAATCCAGAATGTCTAAGGTCGGACCTCAAGGTGGGTATCCTCCATTCTCGGAGCGGGAAAGTGACTATAATGATTATTATAAAATGCCTGATCAACAGGATTTTAATATTGATTATGATATATGTGAAGAAATTTACAGAGAAGTGTTCGGAGGGGCTAGAGATAAAAGACCACTCTCTCCACAAAATGTCGTAGACCGCGATCAATACGATGATAAGCTCCAGACCAATTCAGGTGCTCCTGATTATGGCAAACGTAAGGATCCAACGATCCTGGCGAAAGCAGTCAAAGACGCTATAAGCGGAAAATGGAAAAGCTATGTAATGCTATTAGGAAGCAGATCACAGCGAGGTAAATCACGATTTATCTTTATGGCACCATTCAGTCTGAATATAACTGAGAAGACATACTTGTACCCCTTAATGGAGATTATTAGGAATCGTAAGATGCCCTTTTTCTCAGCGTGGGAAGGATTCCGTGAAGTCGAACTAGGTTTCGAATCACAAAGATTCTTCGATGGGGATGTTTTAATTCAGCAAGACTATACCGCAATGGATAAGTCTCTCAACAAAACAACAATTGAAATATTCTTGGCCATAGTTCGTCCTGTTTTTCAAAAGCAGTTCCAAGAAGAACTTTCAGAGTTAGTAGAACATATCTTCGATATACCTATTATGATAGCTTTAGGTAAGGTCACTGTCGGAAGACACGGAATGCCAAGTGGATCTGGATTTACGAATTTCTTTGAGTCAATAATATCTTACTATGTATGGAAATTAAATGTTAAGAATGGAGTTCCCATTATGCATTCTCAAGGATTAGGTGATGATTTGGCTTTCTCAGTACAAGTACCTCCAGAAGAGATAGATGAATTTATATCTTCAGTAGGGCCAACTGTAATATCTAACACGAGTTCCTCCGTAGGTTTAATAGTCCAACCGGAAAAACAACTTTTTGATAGATACACGACAATTTATCTTCAACGATTCTTTGATAAACGGATCCCGAACCCGACGTCAGGAATGGTTTTAGGTATGTACCCCAGTATTCTGGCAATTAATACTGCGATGAACCCAGAGCGGTTTCACGACCCTCGAAAATGGAGTAGTAAGATGGAGATACTCCGATGGATTATGATCTTAGAAAATTGCAAAAACCTCCCATATTTCCAAGATCTAGTTCAATTCTTTATAGAAGGGGACAAGTTTAAGTTAGGACTTGAAATCCCAGATTTCTTCGAAGTGTTACCATTAGTCTACGAAGATTCAAAGCTAATTAAAGGCTTTTTACCTACTTATAATCAAGAGGGTTTAAATAGAGGCATAAACGATTTTGAGACAATTAAGTATTTAAAACAGTTGGCTGGTCAGGCCTAAAGTTTGGTTCCAG